TGTATATGGATTTCTCTTATCATTTAATATTAATTTATTAAAACTGCGAATATCAAAACACCAAATATGATTCTTATTATCTTTGTATGAAAAAAAATATTTATCTTCAATTTCTTCTTTTGAAACAAAATAAAAAAAATCTTCATCATTTTTACATTTATCTCTATATAAATATCCAACACCTCTTAAAGATTTAATATTATTTAGAAATCTTCTAATATTAGATTGAATAATTATAATATTTTTATTATTATCTGAATATTTATATTTATTTACAGATTCACATATTAATGAATATAACTGTTCCTTATTATATTTATTAATCTCTCTTGATGTTTTAATATTCTTAAATTTTAATGAATTCTTTAAAGAACCTATTGTATAATCTGAACTATTATATGTAAATTTATCATAATCAACTATATTGTCTTTTAATAAATAAAATCCCCTGTGTTTATAACAATATCCACCATATTTATTCTTTTTATTACATTTTTTATTACATTTTTTATTACATTTTTTATTACATTTTACAATTATATTATCTATAGTTGTTTCAGAAAATTTACAAAACATTTATATTATATTAATAAAAAATATTTAAGTATTTATTTTAATTATTAAAATAAAAATTGGATTACTAATAAATTTGAAATTATTTAAGAGTTTAATATCAATATATAAATAACAAACAACTCTACTAAATTATCTTAAACTTTATCAAACTTATCAAACTTAACTCAAACTTTTAAAAAAATGTCCCAATCCAAAGCTATGATTGCTTCTGAAATTGAAATGTCTAAGATCAAGTATTCTGATCTAAAGAATCTTGATAATGGTGCCAAGATCGCATATGTTAACTATGGCGATGGTATTCAATCTATCTATCTCCAAACACCTGAACTAACATTTCCATTCGATTGTATGTATTTTCAGGAAAGTGAAGGAACAGGTAAATATAGTTGTAAAGTATCACTGAAAACAGATGATAATCCTGAAATTGAATCATTTGTAAAGAAAATGGCAGAATTTGATGATAAAATCAAAGAAGATGCTAAGAAAAACAGTATGTTATGGTTTAAGAAAAAGTCGATGTCTGATGAAGTAATTGAAGATAAATACACTCCAATTGTTCGTCATTACAAGGATCCAGATTCAGGTGAATTTACTGGGAAATACCCGGCTCAAATGGGATTCAAAGTAGCAAAACGAAATGGTGTTTACCAGTGTAAGTTTTATGATGAAACTAAAAGTAAGATTAATGTTGACAAGGAAGATGATGAAAATTTCCAAGATGTAACTAATCTACTAGCAAAAGGTTCTTCTGCTAAAATGCTTCTCCAATGCACGGGTCTATGGTTTTCATCTGTTGGATTTGGAGCTACATGGAAAGCAGTTCAAATGCTTGTTAAGGTTCCTGAAACTCTAGAAGAATTCGCATTCCGAGATGATGTATCTACTACGAGTAGTGTAGTTGTAAATGATACACAGGTAGAAGATAGTGATGATAGTGATGCCGAATCATCTGAAGAAGAAGAAGAAGATGATGATGAACCAGTAGTTGTAACAAAAAAGAAAGGTGAAAAGAAAGCAACATCAAATTAAATAATAATTAAATAATAATTAAATAATAATTAAATAATAATTAAATAATAATAAATAATAAATATATTTTTTTTTAACAATATAATATATATAAATGAATACTGAGTTAATATTTCAAGTTATCATGGGTATTGTTGTTTTTGTTGGTATACCATATATTGCCGATCAATTGGATAAACCCACAGTAGCCGCAATTTTAGGAGCTGTTCCAGTTCCTATATTTTTAACATTTTTTATAGTTAATAATAAAAAAAATAATAATATAATCAATAAATGGAGTAAAATGCAGATAATATTACCATTAATGGGTATCTTATTTGGAATTATATTTTATTTATTAATAGTTAAATACAGAATAAATAAAAATATTACAGCATCATTTATAATATGTTTATGGTTATTTATAGCTTTATTAGCATACATATTTACCTAAACTAGATACCACCAATCTTCAATTGATAAAAATTTATGAGAATAATTTTGAATTCTATTACAATGTGAACAATTTTTACCATTGAAACAATTAAATTTATATTCTTTCCAAGGGATTCTATCAAATTCGCATTTAGTACAATCTATATATTCTTCTACATCAGAATAATGTTTTTTATCATTTAATGCATTTTTAATATTTGATGGTTTAATACCACTATATATCACAATAGTATTAAATAATCTATATCGATTACAAATTATTTCTATTTTTTCTAATTCTTTACCTATTTTTTCTTCCATATTTGGAGAAATATATAATGAATAATGATTACCATTATTTACAAGTGGTCTATATTGATTTATCCATGCGCCATCAAAACGACTAATATATTTTTTGAATAATTTATCAAAACAATATTTCTTAATCCACCATTCTTTATTTTTTCTATTCGGTTGAGAAATTTCCCAATATTTATTTTTTTTATAATGTTCTCCAACTAATTCAAGGATATCATTATTTAAATAAAATACCATATTATTTTTTTAATTTGAATTTAATCTTAATTATTTTCAAATTATATAAAAGATAATAATATATTATAGTAATAATAATTTAATGACACCAAATCCAATACATATATTTTGTAGAAGTTGGTTGTTATATGATAAAAGTAGAATGTATAACTGGGAGAAAAAACAAAAAGATAAGATAAGTTATTATATGAAAAGAGATTTATGTGAAGAAATAACTGAAAAATATAAACATATTCATAATAGAATATTGGTTAATAAATTTAAGAAGAAAGAAACACCAAAAGAATTGGAATTATTTAGTCTATTACCTTTTGAAATTCAAGATATAATATATAATAATGTATTGGTAGAACAACAGATAGATAAAAATAAACAAAAATATTATTTAGTTTTACGTGATTTACGAAGAATATTTGTTAAATATAATATGTCTAAATTTTTGAAAAGTTATAACAGTATGAATAATGACTTACCAATCAACGATTTAAAAGAAGAATTATTAAATCCAACATATTTAATGTTTGGAATTATAAATTATACTGAAAATTATTATAACCAATTGGATAAACTTATGGATTGCTTTATAGATTTTGAACCACTTGACGAAGATATGGATATATGTGTATATTCATATAGATTGAAGAATGTGAATAAACATAAATATACTGGTATTGAAAAAGGAGATAATGATATAGATTATGATAATCATATAAATTATGTTGATAAGAATGTAGATAGAATTAAAATATTTATTGATAGTGATTATTTTATGAGTGAGTTTTTCTGTAGTAATTTTATTGGAAATTATATATATGAAGAGTAATTATGAAAACGGTGATTTTAGAGAAATAAATAAAATAATAATAATAATATACTATTGATACCATGCTCTTAAAAAATATTCAATAATATTAATATTTAAAAAAATGATATACTAATATATAATATATAATGAAAGTCTACAAAACAACTATAAATACTAAAGGATCTTTTAAAGGATGGTCTTCTAATCTTTGTTGGGTTATTGTTAAGTATTTACCAGAAAAAGATAAATTTTTCTTTATTAAAGTATGGAAACAACAATCAAAAAATGGTAAATGGTTACATCCTCACTTTTCAGAAGCACAAATGGAACAAATTAGATCTAAAGCTGAATGGAATTATAATAAATTTATTTTAAGTGATGATAAAGGGGTAAAAGATAAACAATTAATACATACAAATAAACATCACATAGAAGAAAGATGTGAAAGATGTATTGAATTAGGGAGTTATTGTAAAAATGGTTACCGAAGAAAAAATGATAATAATAATATTTAAAAATAATTTATTATATATGTCCACAATAAAGTATTAGAAGAATTGTGTAAAAGAAGAAATATAACAATGGAAGAAAATAAAGTTTATGAAGAAATATGTAGATTAGAAAATCGATTATAAATATTTTTTAATATCACGAATACTTTCCATTAAATTAACAATTGATCTTCTATCTTTAAATTTATTATTAATTAATTTAATTAAATTATTAATATTTTTAATATGTGCTTTATTTATTTTTAATAATTCATTTAATCTATTTATATCGTTATTAATATTAACATTTGAATCCATTACATTTGTATTTTGATTAATACTACTTGCACTTGTAATATATTGAATATTATTTATAATACCTCCATAGTCTCTTTCACAATTATTTTTTTCAAGTGTTAATTCTCTTAATAAATGTGTTTGTAAATAAAATAATAAAAAACTATGTTCTCTATTTGTATTATGGACAGTATCATATATTTTAATATTATTTTCAACTAAACTAAAATCAAATATATGACAAACTAATTGCATAATATAATAACCTAAATGTGAATCTATACTTGTATTTAAATATGATAAATCTCCACCATTTTTTCTTCTATCTTCAAGGTTCCTTAGAATATCAATCCACATTATATTTTAATATATATATTGTTTTACTTCTTTAAACATTTTTTAAAGTTATCTTAAATTGTCAGATTTTTCTTTTTCGTATTAGAATATATAAATAGTTAAACTACTAGTTCAAGGAAACCCACCTCTTAATCTTAAAACAAGATGTAAAGTAGATTCTTTTTGAATATTATAATCCATTAAAGTTCTACCATCTTCTAATTGTTTTCCAGCAAAAATTAATCTTTGCTGATCTGGTGGAATGCCTTCTTTATCTTGAATTTTAGCTTTAATATTCTCAATTGTATCCGATCCTTCTACTTCCAAAGTAATCGTTTTTCCAGTTAGGGTTTTTACGAAGATCTGCATAGTTTTTATTATATATATATATATATATTTAAATCTTTAAATTTATTTTCGGAAAATAATATATAAAATAAAGTAAAAATGAAAACATATTTAGATAAAATAATGGATAGAATCATTGAAAATACAGACACAACAACAAATTTAGGTATGATAATAGCTTCACCATCAATTGAACCTAATTATAAATATCATTGGATTCGTGATTCGGCATTAGTAATGAGACCTATTATAGATATGTATATTAATACAAGAGATCCTAAATATTTCCAACATATTATTAATTATTTAGAGAATGAAACTAAAATTCAAAATTTAAACACTAAGTCAGGATTAGGAGAACCTAAATTTAATATTGATTGTACACCATACGACGAACCTTGGGGAAGACCTCAAAATGATGGTCCGGCATTACGAGGTATAATGTTATTTAAATTAATAGATACTTTCAAATATAAATATGATATACTTATACAAAATATGATATTACCAATAATAAATAAAGATATTAGATATATTTTAGATAATTATAATAAGACTAGTTTTGATTTATGGGAAGAAAATAATGGTTGGCATTTTTATACACGAATGGTTCAATTAAAATTTATTAAAGAAACAATAAAACATGTAGATTTATTTGATTTAGATTGTAGTAAATTAGAATATTATTATAATCAATTATTAAATAATATTAAAGATCATATTAATGGAAATTCTATCATATCCTCATTTGATACTGATGGAAATATTACAAAATATGAAGACGCCGCAAATTTACTTGCCTACACCCACATTTCATTTGATTCTGATATTTTAAAAGAAATTCCATTAAATTTAGTCTTACATTCCTGTGATAATTTAATTTTATTTTTTAGAGAAAAATACAATAATTCGGATTTAAATTTAATTGGGAGATATAA